AGCTCAAGATGTAACACAGCTTATTCAATACAGAGGCCCTGTAGAATTTGCAGCGCGGAAGTCTCCGGGCTTTGGGGCTTTTGAGGCTGTGTTCGGCAAAGAGTTTAGAGACAACTACACCAGTGCTGCTAGAAGAATGGATAAAGTTATCCAAGATATGTTTAGTGGCGAAGATCCTAGCCGTCTTAAATTCAGAAAAGGCGGTGAAGTTCTAGTACCTAATGCTCCTGAAGAGCCTGATGAGCGCATAGATCGTATGACGGGACTGCCTTACGACCAGCAGGCCGGAGGTGCTTTCATAGACGAAGAAGAGCGTATGGGTTTTGCTTTTGGTAGTACTGTTTCTAGATATGTTAGATCTGCTTTGTCTGATGCAGTAGGTAAGATTGCAGATAAAGGAGAAAACATTCCCTTTGATAGACTGATGAAGCGTCTTCAGGTTGAAGGTGTTAGAGGTGAGGAGATTGAAGCTTCTAACATTATGAATCTTGTAGATGAAAAAGACATAGTTACTACACGATCAGGTAATAGGGCTGTTACTCCTACAGGGTTACGAAACGCAGAAGCCCGAAGGACTGATGTGTTTAAACAGGAAGAAAGTACATATCTACAAGCCCAAGAAGAAATAACTGAAGTGGCTGAAGATTTAGAGCGAGAAGTAGAAATAACTGGTGCTACGCATATCATGGACGAGGCTTTTGATCCGGAAGATTTGGCAGACGATTTAGAAAGATTTGATCCAGAGGCAGAAGATCCTACATTTTCATATACGAATAGTTTGTTAGATACAGCTCTAGATCCTGAAAAATCTTTAATAGACAGAACGGGAGCAGTAACTGAAATTGAAAGAGTATTAAGAAAAAGCCCCGCAGAACTTAAACAAATGTACAGTGATGTTGTTCCAGAAGATGCTGAGTTAAGCACGTATAGAATTAATTATTTTTCTGATCCCAGAATTACTAGGCGCACTACATCTCTACATTGGGAAAAAGGCAGAGATTATCCTATGGATTTAGATAATTTTACCTTCTGGACTAGAGGGGACGTTGCGTCTGGAGATAAAACTATAACTGGAGGAGAAGCTTCCAGAGTTTATGAGATTCAGTCAGACAGTAGAGTTGAATTAGATCCTGAAAAATTAAGTCCCTATCAAAAATTACTACGAGAATATGAAGAGATAAATAACAAGATGGGCGACATAGAAGAGTCTATTATGGATGTAGATTCGGAATTAGAACAGTTTGATATTGTCAGATCTTCGTCTTCTGAACGTGCTGTTATTCCTCCTGACGCTGAAGAAGCTGTAAAAACATTAATAAAGAAAAATAATGAGTTAATGGACGAGTTAACTGCTGCTAGAAAACAAGAGCGTGACATAGAATCAAAACTTAAAGATGCTAGAAAAGATATGACAGCATCAGAAGTTGAAAAAGAAAAAGATGATGTTTTTAATGAAGGAACTAAAGTACCTATAAATGTCTGGAAGAATGCTATTTATAATGAAATTGTTAAAGCTAAAGAAGAAGGTCTAGATGAAATACAATTTCTAATTGAAGATAGGCTAATAAAAAGAAATGAAACATGGGCTACTGAATTTATGATTAGATCTCCAGAAATTCAAAAAGCCTACCAAACTATAGTAGCTCCTTTAGTTATTAAGACTGCTAAAAAGATAGGAGCTAAACCGATGCGTAAAGGAAAGTATATAGCTTTTGCGTTACCTGCATCGTTTACTCTACCGCTCTATGCTCAAGAAGAAAAAGACCTATCCGCAGTAGCAACAGACCTATCTCTAGGCATGGAACTAGATGAGGCTCTTGTTGCTAATAGGGATAGCTTTGCAGAAGGTGGGCTACTTGAAAGGGCTATCAAGTTTGCACTAGGAAGAGGTGCTAAAGCCTTAGGTTTCGGTGCAGAACAACAACGACAGCATGAGAAAGAAGTAGTAGCTCTAGTAAACGAAGCAGCCGAGAAAGGTTTTATCCCTGAACGATCCCGAATACCTACAGATGAAGCAGGGTTTGGAAGGTTCAGTGGCGCAGATGAAGAAGTCTTCAATGCTTTCAATCATGCCTACTTAGTTTACAAGCATGGCTCTAAGCTTAAAGACCCTTTGCTTCAAGGGAAAGAATATCTTCAAATGACATACTACCCTAACCCAGATACCGAAAGGCTTGACCTAATTAACAATGCCTTTGGATCTAGGCTAAGGGATGTAGCTCAAGATGATGCAGATGCAAAGCAGAAGATAGTTCTAGGCTACTACAATACTCAAAGGAAACTCGCAGAAGGAAAGCCTCTTGTATACGGAGAGGATCTTATATTTAATATAAATGATCTGGAGAACATGGAACCTCGTAGTGCTAGATTTAGACCGAGGTAGCCATGCGCCGTTTAATTCTAGTTGCTCTTTTACTTTCTTCCTGCTCAACAGCAACCTACGACTTCCCCATAGAGTTTCCTAATAGGATGCCTCAGGGACTATTTGAAAACAATCTAAGAGACTGTAGGTCACAACCTCAATGCTCAACAGATCAACTATTTGATAGGTGGTAATATGAAAAAAGCTTTTCCTGTAATGTCATTAGCTGCGGTAGCTATTCTTCTAACATCCATACCTTTTATGGTATTAGCTCAGACATATACAGATGAAGTAGCTGAGATCATAAATAACAACTGTGTTGTTTGTCACAGAGAGGGCGGTATAGGCCCTATGTCTTTTGAGACTTATGAGCAGGTCAGACCTTGGTCACCTCTCATATCATACAAAGTAGCTAACAGAGAGATGCCTCCCTACGCCTATGATCAACACATAGGCATTCAGAACCTTGAAGGGGATTGGAGACTATCACAGGATCAGATAGATTCTATTGTTAACTGGGCAAACTCTGGATCGCCTTATGGTGATGCTGACATAGTTGTTCAGCCTCCAAGCCTCCCAAGTCTAGACTCTTGGAACTTTGAGCCTGAGTTTGGCGCGCCAGATCTTATCATTCCTTCCTCACCCTATGACATCCCTGCCAATGGTAATGACCTATGGAGTAAGGAGTTCGTAGATCCTCAACTGGCTGAGTCACGCTGCATCAAGGCTGTTCAGGTTAAGCCCAGAGGCGATGCAGCCGCTGTAGTTCATCATGCTAATTCAGATGTATACGTATATGACGATGAAGGTGAACTACAACAGTATGGGCAGTTGACTGAGTACGCTATGGGCAAGTGGGGAGAGCTTATGCCACAAGGCGTATGCCGTACCTTTCCTGCTAACTCTTTAGTGCGTTGGGATATTCATATGTTTCCCGGCGGCGTAGGAGCCACAGCAGAAGGAGATATGATTGAAGATAATGTTGTAGAGATTGGTCTTTGGTTTCATGAAGAAGACTATGAAGCTAACAACGATGTCTATCAACAAGACCTAAGGCTGTATCCTCTCCGCGAAGGGTACGAGAACGGACACCTAATCATCCCTCCTAACGGCTATGCTATGACACAGGGCTTTCACAGCTTTGATCACCCTGTTCGTATTGATAGCTTTCAGCCTCACGGACACCTCCGCATGAATGCTGCGTCACTAGAGATATTTAATCCTATGACAGGACGCACCAAGTCAGTAAGTCAGATCTCTAACTGGAGTGCCACATGGCATCACAGCCACATCTACGACCCCTCAGAGGCTCCTGTGTTGGCTGCTGGAGAGGTTCTAGTAATCAAGCAGTGGTATGATAATACCTCTGACAATCCCAACAACCCTGATCCAGATCAGAGGGTGTATGGCGGCAGCAGGACAGGAGATGAAATGTCTCATGCTTGGATTGCTGTTACTCATCTAGACGATCAAGGTTATCAACAAATAATGGAAGAAAGATTTAATGGGGCTGATTGATTTACTTATAAAACACGAAGGCTTGAAGCTTGAGCCTTATCGTTGCACTTCAGATAAACTAACTATAGGCGTAGGAAGAAATCTAGACGATTGTGGGATTACTAAAGAGGAGGCTATGTATCTCCTCAAGAATGATATCAAGAAATTTCATGATGAACTGACTGATAGATTTTATTTCTACAGGTATCTAGATGGGGCTAGAAAGGATGCTATGTTAAACATGGCATTTAATATGGGAGTCCCAAGGCTTGCTAACTTTGTAAACGCTCTAGACTTTATGTCTCAGCGTCAGTATGACAAAGCAGCAGATGAGTTTCTAGACTCTCGGTGGGCCAAGCAGGTAGGTAACAGGGCGCAAGAAGTGGCCCAGATGATCCGCACTAACAAATACCCCGACTAGACTATAGTTGAAGTAACTGCCTGTATTTCTTTTTCTAAAGATATAGAAGCATCCTTAAACCGCCTGTTCATAAACTTATGAATAGTTTGGATTAGGGATGCTTCATACTTATCCTCAAAGATCTTTTCTATCTCTTCAAACGGCAGCTCAGAGAACTCACAGTAGATGTTACCGTCAGTCCCTAGCTGAACTGCCATAGAGACAATGTTTCCTGTCTTCACGAGAAAGTAATTCCTTCTTGATTCCCTCGGAGTCCGGCTTTCATATAGGCTGTTGCTCTGCCCTCAAAGAAGTTCTGGTGTTCAACACCCAGTACATCATCAAGCCAATCCAAGGGGTTGTCCTTTACATTATAGTTAGGTTTCAGACCAAGTTGAAGCAGCCTACGATCTGCAATGTATTCAACATAGTCTGACATCTCTTTGCGTGTGAGGCCGGGGATGTCCCCCATCTCAAACACCAGATCCAGAAACTTCTGCTCTAGATTTACCATGTCCCTGCATGACTGATAGATTTCTTTCTTGAACTCATCAGTCCATATATCAATATTCTCTTGTATGAACTCTCGGAAGAGCTTGGTCATAGCTTCAACGTGTAGAGATTCATCCTTGATACTGTAGCTAACGATCTGTCCCATGCCCTTCATCTTGCCAAAGCGCGGGAAGTTAAGAAGGATCACAAAGCTTGAGAACAACTGTAGTCCTTCTGTGAAGGCACTGTAGACCGCTAGGTTCTTAGCGATAGACTTCTTGTCTGTCTTAGAAATCTTCAGATCATTGATGTATTCATGCTTGTCTGACATCTCTTCATATTCGGCAAAGGCTTTGTACTCAACCTCTGGCATACCCACAGTGTCTAGCAGCAGGCTGTAGGCGTGTTGATGTATAGATTCCATGTTGGCAAAAGAACCCATCATCATACGGGCCTCAGGCTTTTTGAAGATACGCATATATCTATCTATATAGCCTGCACCTACATCTACATCCGACTGTGTAAAGAGCCTGAAGATCTGAGTCAGTAGATTCTTTTCTTGGTCTGACATATCCTGCCAATCTTTTACATCGTTGTGCAGCGGTACATCTTCAGGGAACCAGTGCATCTGATTTTGTTGGAAGTAATAATCAAACATCCAAGGGTGATCAAAAGGTTTATAGTAGTCGCGTGTTGATAGTAAACTCACTTCTTCTCCTTAGGTTTTTCTATTCGTAGCTGACAGAAAGGACACTGCCACGCCTCATGGTAAAGTTTCTTTGTTTCATCAGATCGGTCATAAAATAATATCTCAGTCATCTTACAACCACAGTTATCACATTGTTTGTATGACATCGTATTTGTACATATTAGTTATCATACCAGATGGAATAACAATTGGGGTATTGATCACTGATTTATCTTTATCGTAATAGTCAGTGCATAACACAACACACTGATGATTCTCAGTAACCAACCACCCAACAGTAGTTCTTGGTATGGGTTTAAGTTTCTTGGCCTTGCTTAGTTCTATATCTTGGAAGTCTGTCCAAGCATCCTCCCATTTAACTTCTACTAATACTTTATCCTTCACAGCTCAAACACTCCCCATCAGAGAGGTTGATGCGCGGAATCTTGACGTTTACATTCTCAGCAGATCTTGCAGCATCCGACCTGAGATAATACATAGACTTCAGATTCTTAGCACCCGCCCAGTGTACATCGTTAACATACTGTAGATAAGCATTGTGTGTCTCTTGATCAGCAGTAGACTTAGGAGGCACAAAGAAAAGATTAACACTCTGGCTCTGGCAGATATACTTTTGCCTGTTGGTTGCGTGTTCAATGACCCATATTTGATTGATCTCAGGAGCTGTCTTGAAGACCTCCCTAGTTTCCTCTGACAGTTCTTCTATATGCTGAACAGAGCCATCATGGGCTGCGATATCTTTCCAGACTTTCTCACGCTCTTCCTTTGTGGGGAATACCGCCTTGAGTTCTTTCTCTAAGAACTTGTTCTTGACCCTGAATGAGCCGGAGAGAGTCTTGTGGGTAAATGTATTGGCCCTAAAAGGCTCAATAGATGGGCTTGTAACACCGCAGATGATAGAGCTAGAAGCGTTAGGAGCAACAGCCAGAAGGTGTGCATTCCTCTTACCGCTGCCTAACATATCAGGGGCTTCGCCCCGCTCTTCAGCTAGTATACGTGAAGCAGCAGCGGCCCGATCTTTGATCAGTGAGAAAGATTTGTGGTTGAAAGAGGCAGCGTACATACTCTCAAACGCTATGCCCTTAGACTGTAGATAGCTATGAAACCCCATAGCCCCAAGCCCCAGTGATCTCTCGCGGTAGGCTGAGTAGGCAGCTTTAGCGTATCCGATCCTCTTGGGATTGCAGCAATCTTGAAACTGCTGAAAGTCTAGAGGCTTGTTGATCATGTATTCGTTTTGAGTAGGCCATTCACCCACAGCATAATTTACAAAATGCTGTATCACGTTATCTAGCATAGTGATCAAGTCGGGTATAAATGTATCAACTGTAGACCACTCATCAAAATATTCTAGATTAACACTAGACAAGCAGCACACGGCGGTACGCTCTTTGTTGGTAGCTAGTGTAATCTCAGAACACAGATTGCTCTGTTTAATATCAAGACCCAGTGCCTTCTGCTCGTCAGGCAGGGCTTCATTGCATCTGTCTATGTTGACTATGTAAGGCTCACCTGTCTCAGCCCTAGTAGATATAAGCTGCCACCAGAGATCCCTAGCTGATACAGTCTTAACGGCTGTATTAGTCTTAGGATCTATAAGTCTCCAATCGTCATCACGTTTAACAGCCGCCAGAAACTCATCAGTTATGTTGACACCGTTATGGAGGTTGAGACACTTA